TACAGCCTTATTGATGAGTGCGATATTCTGCCAAAAGAAAAAATGGATATGGCGTTTAAGAAGATCGTTGCTCGTAACCGTACCCCATTGCCTGACGGTAGAGAGAATCAGATTGATGTTGTTGGAACGCCAGAGGGCTTCAAATGGTTTTATGATCGATTCGTTACCAATGCGGATAGGTTCACGAAGCTCATACGTGCCTCTACACTGCGAAACAAACACCTACCCCCATCCTATATCGACGTTCTCAGAGAAACGTACCCTGAAGCTCTACTGAGCGCCTATCTGAATGGCGAGTTTGTAAACCTAACAAGCGGTACTGTCTACTACGTGTGGGATCGCGTAGAGAACAACTGTGACGTAGTTGCTGAGAAAGGCGAGCATCTTCATGTTGGGATGGACTTTAACGTAAACCAGATGGCGGCAATTGTTCACGTCATCAGAGATGGAGTTGCTTACGCTGTTGATGAATTACTGGGTATTCGTGATACGCCGGATATGGTGCTGGCGCTTCAGGATCGTTACCCTGACCACAGGATTACTATTTACCCTGATGCCGCAGGTCAAGCTAGACAGACCAACGGAAGCAGTCAGACGGATCACATTATTCTCCGCAATGCAGGGTTCAGAATTAACGTAGCCTCACAAAACCCGAGGATTAAAGATCGCGTTGCTTCAGTGAACAGAGCATTGGAGCGCGACCTGTATCGAGTGAACGTGTCTCGATGCCCTCAGTTAGCGGATGGATTAGAACAGCAGGTGTACGATAAGAACGGGATGCCGGATAAGAGTACAGGCCATGACCACAAACTTGATGCGATGGGTTACTACATATTCAAGCAGTTCCCGATACACAAGCCAGTCGTGGATATCCCGATTTCCTTTGCTTCTTAATGATATGATCTATACTGAATTCACCCCTGAGTAGTCATGTCTTACGCCCGCAATTATCTCCCTCATTAGCGGGCATTTTTTTGCCTTCTAGCAGTAGAGGGTGCAAGTGTTATAATCTCTACACAATTCACTAAAATCGGGCTTTTTCGATGCCAGTACAATCAACGCACTCAGATTACGACAAGTTCTCCCCTATGTGGCGTACAGTCAGAGACTGTGTAGCTGGTCAGATGGCAGTGAAATCCGCCAAGACTCGCTACTTGCCAGCCTTCGAACCAGCCGATGAGTCGCGATACGCAGATTATGTTCAGCGAGCCGTTTTTCTTGGTGTAACCAACAGGACTCGAAATAGTCTAGTTGGTGCGGCATTCCGAAAAGATCCGGAATTTGAATTACCGCAGCAAATTGAATACATCCGTGAAGATGCTGATGGGAACGGGAATAGCCTAACTCAAGTAGCTAGATCGCTGGTGTCTAACCTTGTTGCGATTGGGCGGCATGGCTTGTTAGTCGATTACCCTGAAGCACCAGAGGGGTTAAGCGCAGAGCAGGTCGCTCGATCCAACCTCCGTCCATTCATTCGAGAGTATACAGCCGAGAACATTATCAACTGGCGCGTAACTCGTGGAAAGCTGAGTCTTGTAGTACTTCGTGAAGCTAATGAAGTCGAAAAGGATGAGTTCCATTATGAATCTGAATACCAGTACCGCGTATTGAGATTAGTTGAAGGGATTTACACTCAGCAGATATACGATCACGCAGGGAATCCTGTTGGCGAGCCGATGGAGCCAAGACAGGCTAACGGATCTCGATGGGATGTGATTCCCTTTATCGTAGCGGGTTCGACCAACAACGATATCAATATTGATTACGTTACGTTGTATGACCTTGCTGAATTGAATATCTCCCATTACCGTAACTCAGCGGATTATGAAGAGGGTGTTTTCCTTCACGGTCAGCCAATGCTCCATATCGACACGGGCGAAATGAGTGGCGATGTTTGGAACACCCTTAACCCGAATGGAGTGCAAGTAGGTGCTCGCCGTGGTCTTGTTACTAATCAGGGCGGCTCAGCTCAATTAATGCAAGCTCAGCCTAATGGTGCGGCGTTTGAAGCCCTTACGCATAAGGAAGCGCAGATGCTCCAGATCGGAGCGCGATTGATTGAAGCAGGTGGAGCAAATGAAACGGCTGAAGCTGTAAGGGCTAAGACTGCGGCAGAACATAGCGTCTTGGATTCCCTCGTGTATAACGCACAAGATGCTATTGAGTCCGCAATCGAATGGGTATCTATGTTTGCTGGCGTGGACGCTTCTAGTGTTATTGTGTCCCTTAACCGTGATTTCTTTGATTATTCTCCTGATGCAAATATGATCTCGCAGATGATGGGGTTAGAGGCTTCAGGGATCATCAGCAAGCCCGTCATTATCTCGTACCTTCGTAAAACGGGTGTTGTGCCAGATGATATGACGGATGAGGAAATTATTGAGGCGGCTGAAACGTCAGAGATTCCGTCATTTGCTATGACGACTGGACTCAACCCAACCATGTCTGAATTGATGCAGAATGTCGAGTAACATTGAAATTGTCGATGCTCTGACTCGGCAACAGTTACTACTCCAGCGCAGGGGTACTCGGATTTATAAAGACCTGTTACCCCTATTGCTAGAGATCCAAAGAAAAACTGCCGCAATTATGGCTTCAACGCCTACTGACACGTTCACAAGCGTCCGATCTCAGGCGATGTTTGCTGAGATAGATAAACTGATTACCGATCTCGGTATCGAAGTCACAGGTAAGCTATACGCGGATCTACGCGAGCTAGCTGAATATGAGGCCGGAGTGACAACGACTGCTCTCACCTCAGTTACCAAAGCGACCTTTGTTGCGCCTACTGCTACGCAACTCGATGCAGTCTTATCCAACCCTGTCATGCGCTTAGTGGATGAGCGTATGGGAACAGCCGTAGCTTTGACTGTTGATAACATGATTGCGAATTTCTCTATGAGCGCCAGCAAACGGATCAAGGCTGAGATTCAGAAGGGGATCATTGAAGGTAGCTCAGTTAATAATGTTGTGAAATCAGTAGATCGAATTGTTGATCGTAAGACACGCAGAGAGCTTGAAGCAGTTGTTAGGACAGCGACCAACGCCATTAGCTCAGAAGCAAGAAAAACGGTGTATGACAACAATGACGATATCATCAAGGGTTATCGCTGGGTATCTACGCTGGATGGCAGGACAACCCCTGTATGCCGTGGCCGAGATGGTCGATTTTATGAGAAGGGTACACAACCTACCCCACCCGCTCATTACAACTGCCGATCTGTTGTAGTGCCTGTTATCGAGGACAAGTATTCACTTGCTGGCGGCAAAACAACGCGTATGGCTAGAGATCCTGACACCAATAAATCAGAACGAGTAAGTGGTACAGCAACGTACAACTCGTGGCTGAAGGATCAGGACAATGAATTCCAAGATGAAGTGCTCGGAGCGCGCAAGGCACAGCTCTTCAGAAGCGGTAATCTACACCTGTCGAAGTTCACCAATGATGACGGGATCTCTTACAGTATGGCGGAGCTTAAGGCTCTATATCCAAAGGCGTGGGCTAGAGCTTTTGGATCGAAAGATATTTCGCCTATCAGTGTATAGCCGCATCTTTGGCGATTACATTATTTAGTGGTTATAATGCTACCAAGTTGATCCAGTGGATCAGCGCCCAATGTCAGTGACGGAAGGTTAGAATGAATAAGTTTTTGCTTAAAGATGTTTTGAGATCACCTGAAGGTGATGAAGGTAGTGCTGGTAGTGCTGATAGCAGTGCTGAGCTTGAAAAGCTCAAACAGCAAAACGCGGATCTCCTCAAGGAAACTGAGGCGATGCGAGCTAAGATGCAAGAACTACTGGATGAGGCCAAGAAAGCTAAGGACGTAAAACGTCAGGCTGAGATGGAAGCCCAGAAAGCGGCGGCAGAAAAGGCTAAGAACGAGGGCGACTTTGAACAGTTGTTGAAGTCATCCGAGGCTGAACGCGAAACCTTGAAATCAGAGTTGGAACAACTCAAACGATCTATCAAGGCTGAGAAGATTAATGGCGAAGCCGCTAAACTAGCGTCTAAGCTAACGAAAGATACTGTTCGCGCAGAGTTGCTTGCTGAGAAATTTGCTCAGCGCCTTACTCTGACTGATGACGGTATCAAGGTTCTGGATGAAGCGGGACAGCTAACCGTTTCTCCGATAGATGATCTGGTCACACAGATATCGAGCCGATACCAGATCTTGGTTGATGGTTCACAAGCGAGCGGTGGCGGTGCTACTGGCGCAAACGGCAGTGCCGGAATGAGCAAGAAATGGAGCGACTATTCAACGGGTGAGCTTTCGGACATTCGCAAGCAAAGTCCTGAAGAGTATGAGCGACTAAGAGCTACACGCTAACTTAAGGAATCATAGCAATGGCTAACGTACTTCTTTCTGACATTATTGATGTAAACGTCTTTCAAGACATTCCGGCTGTAAACTCTGTTGAGCAAACGGCTTTTTTTGAATCTGGTCTAGTTACTCAGAACGGTCTGCTTAACTCTCTCGCGGCGGCGGCAGGCAAAACTGCGGAACTCCCGTTCTGGAACGACCTTGCTGACGATGAAGTGAACTACTCTACGGACGCAACTACTGATGTAGCAGCTCCTAAGAAAACCACTCAGGGCGAGCAGATCTCTCGCAAGATCTTCTTGAATCAGGGTTGGTCTACTTCTGATCTGGCTTCTGAGCTAGTGATGGGATCTGATGCAATGTCTCACATCCGTTCACGTGTTGATGCTTACTTTACTCGCCAGTGGCAGCGCAAGCTGATCGCGGCTGTAAACGGTGTCTACGCTGATAACGTAGCCAACGATTCTAGCGACATGGTAAACGATGTTGCTCTTGAAGCTGGTGACTCTGCTACTGCGGCTAACCTGATCGGTGTTGATTCATTCGTTGACGTACTGGGTACGGCTGGCGACATGATGAACGATTTCACTGCAATCGCTGTTCACTCTGCGGTATACCGTCAGATGATTAAAAACAACGATGTAGATTTCGTTCAGGACTCTACTCAGACCACTCAGATCCCTACTTTCATGGGTCGCCGCATCATTGTTGATGACTCTATGCCTGTAGTTGCTGGTGCAACCAACGGCAACAAGTACACTTCTGTTGTATTTGGTCAGGGTGCATTTGGTTACGGTGAAGCTAATCCAATGGTTCCTGTTGAAGTAGAGCGTGAAGCCGCTCAGGGTAACGGTGGCGGCATCGAAACTCTGTGGGTTCGTAAGACTTGGCTCCTACACCCATTCGGTTTCCAGCACACCGGAACTCCTTCTGGCGTATCGTTCACTAACACTGAGCTTGCGGCAGCTACTAGCTGGGATCGCGTTGTAGCACGTAAGAACATCCCAATGGCGTTCTTGGTTACGAACGGTTAATTGATCGTTATACTGAAAGGAGGCTTTGTGCCTCCTTTTTTTTATTAAACCGAAGGTGAACTTATGGCTAAAAATAATGATGGATTGGAGGCTGGCGCTCCAGTTGCGTTTGAAGATATCGCTAGACTGGAACGTGAGAAACGTAGAGCTAAAATAGATCAGGCGGCTGAACCTGTGGTTAAGCCAAAACCAGCGCCTAAAAAGCGCAAAACTTCTGCACCAAAAGAAGGAAATGAATAATGGCTTATCCAAGTACGGTAGTCGGCACTGCCTCGACACTCGGTTGGGTAGCATCTGACTGGACTATCAATAGTTCAACAGGCGCTATTCGCTACATTGGTGACGCGCATGGGGGTACTAACCCATCTTACGTTACTGTA